ACCGGGCAGGTTAGGCATCGGCTGACCATTCGGGAAAGTCTCAACCTTGGGTCGAGGCTTGTAGAACGGGTCATCATCTGGCGTGCCGGTCAGTCGCTCTGCCTTTGTCATCTCGGTCATAGAGGCCCGGAACTTTTCCTTGGAGTATCCGGCATTGGCTAGGGCTCGGCCGATTGCTGAGGTCTCGCAGTTCTCAAGCGCTGAAGTCTTATTGACGGGTGAGCCGCCGACTACTTCCTCAGCGAATCCGTTAGCTGCAAGGCGGTCGCCGATCCAGACCTGAGCCTCCATGACGTACTGGAGCGGTCGGCCTGAGTCGTCTCGGACTACCTCGATGAGCCTGGACTCGATGCGGCCGTCGGCCTTGTGCTCGCCCCAGAACTTGTGAATGCGGGTATCGACTGTTTCGTATTGGCTGAGATCAAATGCCACTATTGGCCGCCCATACTTCGACGCATCTCCATGAGCAGAAATGCTGGGTTAGTCCTGCTCGAGGAGTGAGGGTCAAGAATGCTCCCTCGTGCATCATGTCTCGGCAGTGGTTGCATTGGTAGACAATCATTCGGTCTCTCCAGATGTATCAAAATGGACGGACAATGCTTCGATGTGTTCCCGGTTCTCAACGCAGCAACTACAAGGATCTTCCCGGTATTCGCATCCGTCGCGCACTGCAGCTGCTGCATCTTGGATTGCTGTCCTGTAGCCCTTTTCGAAATCATTCATGCGAGGATTTCCCATTCTCTGAGGATGCGGCCGTGGTTGCCCTTGACCATGGATGTGGTGAAGCCTGACGCTCGAATAAGGCCCTTAGAGGCCCATGAGTGCATGAGAGCGCCTACCTGGTTACTAGATCCGCAGGGTAAGCCCACGTGCATTCTGAGATCGTCGGCGGTGATTGTCTGGCCAGTCCCAAGGTTGCGCCGGTAATCGTTGGCCCGCTGGTGCCATTCTGCGTCTTTGACGACGGCGGCGGTTGCTGCGGCTTTGGCTGCATAGCCGCTCCCAGCAGCACACCAGCTGCAAACGCTATTCCTGATAGGCCGACCACAAGTAGAGCAGTCGTCAAGCGTTGTGGCGAATAGTGTTCCATCGTGCATCGTTTCCCCTTCGTGTTTGTTTGTGTTTGTTAAAGGCCTGCGGTCTCGATGGCCCCTGCGATTGCCATGACTCCAGCCATTAGCGCGGCTACACCCATAGCAAACAACGTGCGTATGACATTCTGAACGGTCATTTTCCCTACTTTCCTGGTGTGCAGGTCCAGCGGCCGCCGGCCCAATGCTTTGAGCCTGACCACTTTCCCCGGTGGTTGAGTGTTTCGACCATGGCCGCGATCTGTAGATTTGCCGGCCATTTGTGCATTTCGGTTGCCCTTAGCTTTGCGGCAAATTCCCTGGGCTTCGGGTGCCAGGTCTTGAGCCAGTCGAGCATCATCCATGTGGCGCCGTCGGTTAGGGCGTCATTGAATTGGAACATGCCGAAATAGCCATTTGCCCGGTTAGTGCTTTTCGGGTTGCTGTGTGATTCACGTTCGGCCACACAATGCACATACGCCGCTTGATCCGGCGGGATTACGTACGTGGGGCCTGCGAGGAGCGCCGCAGCTGCTACGGCCGCCACAATCACACGGCCTCAATGATCGTGACGGTAGACGATACGCGGGTGCGTGTGATTGCTTCCACACTGTCGCGGTTTACTCGCCTCTGGCCCCCGGGCGTCTTGTGCCCTTCGATTATTCCTTTGTCCACGTACTGTCGGACGGTTTCCCGCGTGACGCCCAAAATTCTGGCGGCCTCTCCGGGCTTTATTAGTTCGCTCATCGTTTCCCCTTTCGGGTCAGACATTAGCGGTGTCTGCGCTATTTGCGCTTTTTATTTCTTCGGCGTGTTGAGAATCGGCAAGGGATAGGTCTGGGCATTGTTCTCGCCCTTGGTCGAGAATGACACGTGGATATGGCTTTCGTGGCCGTAATTGCCCTTGCGCCAAGTCCACATTGAGTTTGCATAAGATCCCGAGGCGATGGCGTTTCGGAAAACTACATACTTGATCCGGTTAGCGCCGGGGATACCTGAAGCTGCGTAGGCGACGATCTGGTTAGCCAGCCTTTGGGCTGCGCCTGGGTCTTTGGGGTCGAGATCGGCGTCAATGTCGAGGGCGTGGACGAGGCCTCGAGCGTCGGGGTTGTGGTCGGACTGTCGGCCGGCGTGTGCCTTGTCGCCGATCCAGCCGTCGGAGCGCTTGTCGCGCTTGGGCCAGCGCTTATTGACCTGGTTTCGGAGGGTCACGCCTCCAGCGACTAGCCGGGCCATTACTCTCCCTCGATCTCTAGCTCGGGCATCGTAGCCGTGTCGTCCACATGGGGCCTCGAGTTCATGCCATAGCGGTAGTCGTCACGGTTCAGGGCGTCCATCAGGACGGGGATGCCTGCGGCCCCTAGAGCCACGATGAGGGGGTGAACGTTGGCGGTGGCAAGCCATGAGCCTAAGGCCCCGAGGAGGGCTCCTACGAGGCTCTTAGCGACCGTACCTTCCCAAGTAACCGCCAGCCATTTACCCATGACTTACCACCTGTCTTAAAGTCGACTTGCGAGGTCGTCGAGTTTCGCTGCTATGTCGGCCAGGCTGTTCCCGCCGTTGCGGTAGCCGGGCTGAATGGTCTTCGTGTAGCGCTCGATTTCCTGCCGGACTACTGACCGAATGAGCCAGAATAGGCCGGCAAGGATTGCGGCGAGAATGGTTATCACGCCGACCGCGACGCCGACGACATCTGTCCATTGCATTAGCCCAGGCTAACGATTCTTGAGGCGCTCAAGCACGATTGCCCGGGCGCGTTGCGTCGAGCTAGTCGCCTTGGGCGCGGCCTTCTTGGCTGGACGCTTCTTGAGTTCCTCGATGGGCTCTAGTGCCTCGACGATTTCCTCGGCCTGCTGCTCGCTCATGCTGTCCCCTCGATGATCGGTGCTGCGAATACGGTGCCGTCCCACGTGTAGCCGATACCTGCGTATGGGCCTCGATCTTGTCCGTCGATTGGGCCTCCGTCGATTGAGGTCTGGACCCATTCGCCCTCTAGCCCTACTGAGGCGATAAAAGCCTGCCCAGCGGCCTCGTCGGGTACTTCTGCATCATTAACCTCGATGACGTCGGTCACGATGCCGTCTTGGATGCGTGCGAAATATGCCATGTCTGTCCTTATCCGACTAGGAGGATGATTACGCCGGATCCGCCGGCTGCGCCTGTTCCGCCTGCTGAGGCGTTAGCTGACGCCCCGCCTGCGCCGTTGCCGGTGTTGGCTGTACCCGCTGTGCCGTTAGTTGTAGTTCCGAACGCCAGGGATGAGCCTCCAGCTGCGTAGGTGACTGCTGAGCCCGTTATTGAATTCGACGTTCCTGCTCCGCCTGCGCCACCAGCTGCTCCTGTTGCACCTACTGCGTTCGATCCACCACCTCCGCCGCCACGTTGGTTGCCGCCGTTCGCTCCTCCGCTGTAGCCCCAGAAATTAGTTAGGGTGACTCCGCCATTGGCTGCGGTTGTGTTGCCGCCTGCGCCACCGCCTGAGCCGCCATCGCCGCCCGCGCCTGTGGCACCTCTACGGCCGAGGCCGCCTCCTGGCGCGTAGCAGATAGTTCCTAGCGCGCTTCCTGCGCCCACGGTTTCTAATGCTCCGCCCGCGCCTACAGTTACGGCGTAGGTTCCTGCCGCCAGATAGACGGTCTGGTAGATGAGACCGCCTGCGCCGCCGCCGCCTCCGGTGCCTCGGCCTGGGTCTGCGCCCCCGCCGATGCCGCTACCTGAGCCACCGCCACCTCCAACTATCAGCGCTGTTAGAGTGCCGCCGCCGGTTCCGATTGTGACTGAGCCTGTGCCCGTAAATGCGTAGCAGGTTTGCGAGCCGACCGTCGTGATGGTGGGTGAACCTGTAGTGCCGGTGACGGTCGCCTTGGCACTACCTCCCGAGAAAGGGAGGCACCACCACACGGCGGCCACGGAGTCATACGTAAGGCTGACGCCTGAGTATTGGGCAGTAATTGAGTTCACTGTGCCGGTAACTGTGCCGCCGGTGAATGTGACTGCTCCTGTGTTTACGCTGAAGACCTTGACCATCATGCCATTCACTAAGCTGCTCGAGGGCAACGTGATAACGGTCGCTGAGGCCGAGTTCATGCAAATAGTCGTGCCGGCCAGAATGTCGGCCACGGTCACGGTGTATGACGCGGTTTTCTTAGACATCGAGCCCGAGGCCACAACATCGACGCGATTAGCGAGGGCCAGGGAGGCCGTGGGGTAGTTGGCCACGAGATCCGTCGAGGTGACGTAGGTCGTGCCTCCTGTAGTGGTTGCCATGCTGTGCCCTTCCTAGGCTGCGATTAGGTCGTCGGCGGTGACTACGTTGTACCAGATGATGGTCGGATCTACGTTGCCCCATTGTAGCGTCGGGGAGACGTCTGCCCAGGTAACCGTCTGGTAGGAATATCTGGGGTCTGAAATAGATAGCGTGAGAATGTGCTGCCCGGGCGTGTAGGTCTCGGACCAGCCTTCGACCAGGCCAAGGAATTGCTCAAATGGGGCCGGCTGGGGAAGGTCATTAACTAGGACGCTGAAGCCTGAGATTAGGGCGAGTACCTGATCCCGTTCCGGGACTGTCAGCTGATCGACGTAGATCGAGATATTGCCCAGATTCCACAATGGGTACGCCTGGGCTAGAAGTATTGCGTTTGCTCGGCTGATGGCGTCGGCGTTTGCCTTGAGGCCTGTTTCGAGGGTCAAGGCCCGCCGGCCATAGGTGGCGATCGAAGCCGCGTCCGTTGCCTGATGATATGACGGCGGGTCGCCATGGCTGACGGTGGCATCGTTGATTATCGACACCTGATTCTGGGTCCAGGCTGGTGTAAAGATCACGCCATCACTCGGCAGGCTGGTTGCAGCTGAGGACGTCGGGTAGGAATCCCAGCTAGACTCGGCCTCGGCCCAGGTGTTTATCTGCGCT